TTCGCACTCATTTGCCACAGAAGGCAGTACAGAACTGCTGGGTAGGCAAAACAATATCACTACTGCGATCACAGGCAAGACACTGACAACTGCTAATACATTCTATCCTATGGTTGCTATTAGATTAAAAACTACAGCACTCAACAGCGTAGTACTACCTGATTCATTCTCTGCGGCAACATTGGATAACTCTAACGTGTTTGCTAGGGCAGTAGAAGGTGCTGTCATCACAGGCGGCACTTGGGTAAGTTATAGTGACGATTCGCCCATTGAATACAACATAACCGCAACTGGTTATACAGGAGGCATTCCTGTTGAAACAATCTATGTAAGTTCAAGCGGACAAGGCAACATCTTTAGATTTAACGAACGAGCAATCACACAGATTGATAGAAGAACTACAACCACGCTGGGCGATACCAGTGACACATTCCTTATTGCTATGGCATCGACTGTTGCAAACAAAGATGGCTTTGCAAGTCTAGGTTGGATTGAAGTACGCTAAAAGATCTACTATAATATACCCAAAACACATACCTGCTATGCTAAATACTAATACGTTCGAGCAATACGCTTGGAAGTAGACACTATGTCGAAGGAACGCACCTAACTTTAAAAAGGAGGGTGACATGGATAGACACTCATTTATGCTCAAGCAATATTCTGAGCAACAACTACGTAAAAAGAAAGAAATGGAATTATGGAAGGCTCGTCATGAGGTGGAAGTAAATGCCAATGGTACTTCTGGTTATGTAGTAAAGCATGGTCTTAATAAAGATAAAATCTTAGGCCATCAGTCTACTAAATCTACTAATAACTGGTAATTAGTGAGTAAACTCCAACCAAGTGGTGATAGCATATTTGTCACCACTTAGTGGAGGATTGCCTCTATGTGTATGAGTAAATCCTGCAGGACAAATCATAATAGTTCCTTGTGTCGCAGGTATGCGTCTGCTTTGATACAAGAACTCTGTTTCGCCACCTTCTTTTACAGTATTCAAATAAGCCATAGCCAATAAAGCACGTTGTCCTGTATCGCGACTTGCGTGTTCACAGTGCCAAATATGATATCCTTCTGTAGGGCGGGTATGTTGTATTTTAATCGAATGTGATATTTGAATTGGATTAAGATTTTCGAACACACCAAATTCTTGTGTATAATCTAGTATACAATTTTGAAGAGCATTGTAGTAAGGCTCTAGCAGTTTGTTCATACTTAAAGCAAACGTACCAGACTCACCTTCGTCATATAGCATCGCACCGTCCTTGTTCATCTTTGGTGCTTGCTCGTTAGCAGTTTGGCGTGTAAGTATACGTGTTCCTTCTTGTTGGTGATAGTAATCAATTACAGTTTGACAGTACTCTGGATCGAGTTGATTGTCAAACACACCTATAAAATCTTTAATCATACTAGTACTTATATACATATATAATAGGCGTCTTAAAAGCGGTTAAAACACCGTTACTCGCATAAAACCCTGTTTGATATACATTGTATAGTAAAACTCCTTAAGTCGGCAAATAAGAGCCATTTAGGGGTGATTTTCATGCATTTAAGACGTCTGTCGCATAGGGGCATTTTTACCCTTGAACAACTAAAAAATAAAGTTTTTCCAACTTTCGTGTTTTAGTTTGTACTGTAGATGTTCTTTATTTTTAACTAGATCATAGTAGGTAGGCTTAAAAGGTTGACGAATTGGTTTTGGATGTAGTTTATCGCCTTTTGCTACATTGCAAGGTCCACAGGCTGTAACTACATTTGTCCAAGTAGTTCGACCTCCTTTACTTACAGGAACGACATGATCCATAGTACAGATATTTCGATGTAACACTTCTTCACAGTATTGACAAGTAAAACTATCCCGCAACATCATATTAAATTTAGTAAAGCGTACACTAGAATTTTTACGCACATACTTCTTAACCATAACTACAGCAGGAACACGAGTTTCCCATTCCATAGAACTTACTAGCCAATCGTCATACCATTCGAGTACTGTAACTTTTTCTAAAACTAGATATTTGATTGATTCTTGCCACGTGATAGTTGACAATGGTAAAACACTGTAAGGTTTGGCATCGGCATTTAGAACAAGTGTATCAGACACTTCATACTCCCTTGTACAAAAATATTTATCTTTACGATTTAGTCATTGCCTAAGTTACCTAAGAATTCACGTAACTTAGTGCTATCAACATCTGCTTTTACTTTCTTAACTGGAGCACCTTCATTAGGTTCAATAGTTTCAGTATCGCTTGATGTTGTTGATGATCTTTGTAGTCCTGATAATATACTTGATCCTGCTTTAGATGTACCATATGAGTTTGTATCATCGTCTTCTTCAAGATCTCTAATACGTAAACTGTCAACGTCAAATTCTAAATCAATCTTACTACCAACGCCACTTGAACTTCTTGTTTTCATTAACTGTATCTGATAACGTCCTCGTTCACGCATTGCTCTACTAGTAAAGATACCAATCACATTATCTGCTGTTTGAATCTTACTCAAACCACCTGAGATGTGCGAGTGATCAAATTCAATTTCTTCAACAGCCCCTCTGTTCAATTGTGATGCAGTTACAAATACAGTTTGCGTTTCCATTGCAAGATTACGTAATTCTTCTGATACAAATTTATCTTTAATAAACAAATCACTCGGTGACACTTTTCTACTCATTGGCATCATCAAGTCTAAGTAGTCAATTAATAATACGTCAATCTTTTTACCTGTTTTAATTTCATACTCTTTTACGTAACTTCTAATGTCGTTTGCATTTTTACCACTTGGCATATACTTGACTTGGAATGCTCCAGACTTCTTACCAATTAGTTTAACTTTCATTTCAACGCCGTCAAGATCTTTAAAAATTTCTTTAGTTGGAACATCAGTTACCATACTATCAATACGCATTGCTACAAGTGCTTCACTTAACTCAAAACTTAGATACACAACATTCATTCCGTTGAGTGCCCAGTTTACTCCTAAGTTAGCCAAGAACAAAGATTTACCTGCACCCGAACCGCCTGCAAAGATATTCAGTTCACCTCTATTAAATCCACCAAACAGTTTCCTGTCAAGTGTCTTCCAACCTGTGCTTACTTGTCCGTTGTTATCTTTAAGTCCCATAAGTCTTGCTTTAGGATCTTCAAAGTAATCTGTACCTAGATCTTTTGTTAGTCCTACTTGGACTGCATTCTTAATTTTTTCTTCTACAGGACCATAGTTACCTTCTTCAAGTAAGTTAGCACTTTCAAGGATTGCTCTTTCTAAACCTTTATGTCTAGTAAACGTTTCAAATTCTTGCAATAACCAATCATAGTGTTCTTCACGTAATCCTGTAGGAATCTTTAAATCTGTTTTACAGTTAGCATTGACCATATCTTCTGTAGGTAATGCGTTATGATTTGTAACATATTCATTAATAAATTCTGCGGCGTTTTGTAGTTTTCTATCAAACAAAGAATGGTCAAAGATTGTCTGACAACGCACAAATGATTGTGCATCACTCAGCATCATTTCTAGATATACTTTTTGTACATCATAACCATAATCTCTATTTTGTTTTGTCATTCAGCGATCCTTTATATTACTTGCTATTATACCATACTTCTGGATTAAAGTCAATATGTTTCTTTTCCGAAGCCAACACTGCTCCAATACATGATCCTGGATCTCCCGGATTTGGTGGGATCCATAAGTTTTCCCAGTTTGGTCTAATATAGTCCATTGCTCCTTTGTTTAATGCACAACCTCCAGTTACAATTAAATTTTTACTAGGCATATGTAACGCCATACTTGTTGTTAATCGTAATACAATCTTTTGGAAAACAAATTGAACTGCCGCCGCCAAGTTTTCTAAATCTTCGATTTCAGGTCTCCACCAACGTAAACCTCTATGACAATTTTCTTTTAGTTTTACAACACAGAATGGGTTATTTGGTTCAAATTCAAAAAATTCATTTAATATAACTTGGTCGTAAAGTCTATAGTCGCCTTTCATAGCAAGTTGAGAAACTTTGTATTCGTCTTTGTTTGGTTCAAATCCTAGACGCTGTGTCATTGCACTGTACCACAAACCTAGACTGT